ACTGATATTCAAACTTGGGCTGAAAATACAGGAACTGATTTTACAAATCAATTAGATACTTTTATTGATAATACACAAAGTAAATTATCTAGAGAAATAGACCCTACTGGATTTAATCAGAATGTACAATCTAGTACAAGTATAGGAGATAGATTTATTACTTTACCATCTGCAATTGAACCTATGTTATTAAATTATGTTAATATTATTGTTAATAATGAAAGACAATTTTTAGAAATAAAACCTTTAGAATATGTACAAGAATATTGGCCTAATACTTCTATAACATCTACACCTAGATATTTTTCTAATTTTGATGATAATACTCTTTATGTTGCGCCAACACCAGATGCTGAATATACTATTGAATTAGGTTATCAAGGTAGAATTAATCCATTATCTAATACTAATACTACTAATTGGTATACAGAAAATGCTCCTGATGCATTATTATATGGTTGTTTATCTGAAGCAAATCTCTTTACAAAAAACATGGAAGACTATAATATATATAAACAAAAGTATGTCGAAAGTGTGACGGCCATAAACAATGAAGCTCGTAGAAATAGAAGAACAGATTACAAGTTTCCTGGTAGTCCACTAGGCGAAAACACATTAACTGGAGGACAATAAACATGGCTATATCTCAAGCGATAACAGTGTCGTTTAAGCAAGACTTAATGTCGCCTGGCGGAAACTTAGAAGCTCAGACATTAAAGTGCGCACTTTACGACAACACTGCAACTCTAAACCAAAATACTACTGCTTATATTACTGCAAATGAAATATCAAACAGTGGTACAAATTACACAACTGGCGGTGCTACATTAACTAATGTTGCAATTTCTACAGATGGAACTACAGCAATTTTTGATGCTGATAATGTTTCATTTGCTAATGCAACAATATCTGCACAAGCTGCACTAATTTATAATGCTAACAATAGTAATTCATCTATTGCGGTATTAGATTTTGGTGGTGTAAAAACATCAACTAACGGTACTTTTGAGTTACAGTTTCCTAACGCAGACGCTACGAACGGCTTAATTAGAATAGCATAAGGAGGTAAGTCCTTATGGCAAGCACATGGAGCCAAGGTGATTGGAATTTAGGTTCCTGGAATAATTCAGCAACTGGTGCTATAATTACAGGCCAACAATTAAATACTTCATTAAGCAGTATTACAGTCAGTGTTGGAGTAAGAGAAGGTTGGGGAAGAAGTACATGGTCTTCTGCAACATGGAATAAAGCACCTGATTCTTTTATAGATATAACTACTGCGGGTGAATTAGACTTAAATTTAAATTTAGGTTTTGGCTGGAACAGAGAGGAATGGAACACAGGTGCTTGGGGTGAAGGATTAGGTTTTGTTATTGCCGGTAGTGGTAATATAATTGCAACTTCTACTTTAACTCAATTAACTTCAACAGCTAATAATATTATTATTACTGCAGGTGCTCCTATATCTATAAGTGGAGAACAATTAAATATTTCTCAAGGAGAAGAAACTGTAACAGGTATAGCTAATATAACTATAGCAGGAGAAGAACTGGTATCTGCAACTGTTAATACATTTGCTGTAGCAGCTGGTGGTGCTATTACTATAAATACTCCTACTTTAGAAGCCAACACAGCATTAAATAATGATGGTATAGTTGTAGGTTTAGCTAATTTCTTAGATATAGTAGGAATGCCTTTAACTTCAAATTTAGGAACAATTACAACCACCACTGAAAATATTATTCCTATAACTGGAGAAGAATTAACATCTTCAGCTAATACAATCACTATAAGTGCTGAACAAATATTATCAATAACTGGAAACGAATTAACTATTTCTCAAGCAACAATTATACCTAATTCAAATAATTTCTTGCCAATGACTGGAAATCAAGTAAATGTTGATGTTACAACACTTAAATTTTGGGATCCAATTAACGATAATAATCAAGAAAATTGGACTAATATTCACTAGACAAATTTTTACAAATATATATTATTTACATTAAATAAAATTAGGAGTATAAAGAATTATGCCATCAAGTTTTACATCGAGATTAAAATTAGAAAGACAAGCTTCTGGAGAAAATTCAGGAACTTGGGGAAATTTAGTCAATTATGTTTTTAACAGAGTAGATGCTTCTGTTTCTGGTTATCAAGCAGTTAATGTTGCAGGTTCTGCAAATGTAACTTTAACATCTAATAATTCTACAAGTAACACAGATGATGATGCTACTGATGATCAAGTACATAACAAAGTATTAGAATTAACTGGAGCTTTAGGCGCAGACATTCATGTTTTTACTGATGCAGTAGAACAAAATTATATTTTATTTAATAACACAACAGGATCACAAACATTAACTTTTGCAAATACAGGTCATGCTGCAAATGGTGTTGCACTTAAACAAGGTGCTAAAACTTTAGTATATTCAGATGGAAGTTCTATTACTGATGTTATGGCTGATCTAGGCGATGTAACTACGACCTCAGTAACTTCTACAGGAAATGTTACTGGTACAAATTTAAATGGTTCAGCAGTTATTTCAACTGGTAATGTTTCAGGTACAAATTTAATAGCTACAGCAAATACTGTAGATATTCAAGGTTCAGCTCCTAATGTAATTGCAACTAATGGAACAAATACAGATTTATTATTATCTCCAAAAGGTTATGGTTTAGTAACTTTTAATGGTGGCGGAAAAGTTCAACAATTAAATGAAAAAGTAAATACTTCTGCAACAGCAGCAACTGGTACAATTAACTTTGATGCAATAGATGGAGCTATTCAAAACTTTACTACAAATGCATCTGCTAATTGGACATTTAATTTAAGAGGTAATTCATCAGTTACATTAAACAATTATTTAGATACAGGTGAAAGTATTACTGTTGCACATATTGTACCTCAAGGTTCTACTGCTTATTATGCAAACGTAGTACAAGTTGATGGATCAACTGTTACTCCTAAATGGGTAGGAGGTGCTCCTTCCGGAGGTACAGCAAATGCTTCAGACACATATACTTATACTGCTATTAAAACTGCAGCTAACACCTACACTGTATTAGCTCAATTAACATCTTTTGAATAGAAAGGAGTTTTATGCCAATTATTGGATCTTTTGCAGCGTCTTCAGCAAGAGGAACTAAAGGAGCTGGTGCTGCAGCCGTTTTAGAATTCGATTATTTAGTCGTTGCTGGCGGTGGCGGCGGTGGTCGAGATGACGGCGGCGGTGGAGGAGGCGGAGGTATGCGTACTTCTTTTCCAGGAGGAACAAAAATAGAAATTGAAAGCGGAGCTACTATTACGGTAGGCGGAGGAGGAACAGGTTCTTCTCCTACTGGTCCTACACCATCTACTGATGGAGGAGATTCATCTGCAGCAGGTACAACTACTACTATCACATCCAGTGGTGGAGGAGGCGGAGGAGATCCTGGTGTTAATGGAAATCCTGGTGGTGCTGGCGGCGGTGGTGCTTTAAATGCCACTGGCGGACAAGGAAACAAAGGACAATTTCCTACACCTGAAGGCGCCCCTGGCGGTAATGGCGGTGGAAATAATTCCGGCGGCGGCGGTGGCGGCGGCGGACTTCAAGGTACAACTGGTAGTAACGGTCCCGGAGATCAAAGAGGAGGTCCCGGTGGTCCTGGAACTGCAAATAGCATAAATGATTCACCTATTACTTTTGCTGGTGGTGGCGGAGGAGGATCAAATACTCCTGGTCAAACTAGCGGCGGATCTGGTGGTGGCGGAACTGGTGGAGCTGCTAATCAACAAGGTACAGATGGCACTGATGAATTAGGTGGAGGCGGCGGAGGCGCCCCTGGAGGAGGACCTTTAAGAACAGGAAGAGATGGTGGAACTGGTGTAGTTTATTTAAGAGATCCTACAGGATCAATTTCATCAGTTACTCCGGGCACAAATCAAATCAGTACTTTACCTGATGGAAGTAAAGTTGCTAAATTTACAGTAACAGGCACAATTAATTTCTAATATGAAAAGAATAGGTAAAATTATATCTGAACAAGATCCTTTTAATGTAGGAGTAACTTTACAAGTAGCTTCTAAACTTATTGTAATTGATGATAATGACAATATTGAAAATTTAACTTATCTAGAAGGACAATGGAAAGAATTACCATCTGATAAAAGAAAAGGTAGTGTTTGGAATGGAACTGAATTTATAAGTGCTCAACCTTATGCT